TACTGATCAACCGCCGGGTTCGGCTGCATCAATGCGTATTCAACGTGTTAATGCGCAAACTGGTGTTGGACAAGTTTGTACTGGTCAATTAACGCCTGATGATACTACACCGCCATTTGTTAGCACACAAAATACTCTTAATTCAAACATCGCTGCTAATCAGCGTACTGCCGTATTTAGTGTTGATATGCTTGCAGGAGCAAACTTTTCTCCTGCTGGTGTTAATATGGTAATTGCATATCATACTGCTGCCGATGCTGCGGCAAGTGCAAACGGTCAAGGTACTAATACCAATACTTTTGCTACATCGGTTCCTGGTACTCAGAATATTACTAACTATACCGAAGCGGTTAACACTCTTACACCGGTTACTACTACATGGACACGTTATAGTGTTGCTGCCACTATTCCGTTAAATGTTCCAGGTACTACTACAAATATTCTTGGTGTTGGCGTTAAGCTTTGTGTAACTCCTGTTGGCACTGCTGGTGCTAACGATTGGTTTGAAATTGGTAATGCTCAATTAGAATATCGTTCTGGTACATCTTTTGCAGCTTCGCCTTATGATAGACATTTATTAAGTGATGAATGGCAGCTTGAAACCGCTCGCTATTATCAGATTAGTGAAAATGGTTCGGGAACTGTTATTTATTGTCCTGGTCAAGCTACCACTACTAATGCTTTTAATGTTGTATGTCAGTTTCCAAATCGTATGAGAATTACACCTACTACGACACCTATTACTATTGGTGGATTTAAAGTTAATGCTGCTGGTACTTTACAGACAGTTACCAATCTAAGCACTGCCGGGCTTACTAATAATCAGTACCAAGGCGGTCTTGGCGGCAATGCGGCTATTACTGCTGGTCAAGGTACTACGTTTGATGGTTCCGGTACTGGTACTGGTGTGTTAGGCTGGTCCGCGGAACCGTAATGTTTGAGGACACGATATGGATGATATCGGTCATACTAGGTGTGATCGGTGTCATCCTTTGTTACTATGGATTATCGCGGCCTTTGTATTAGCAAATTTAATATGTTCGTATTTTCTTGGTTTAAACGTAATGGATGGTTGCCTTTAATAACTTTCTTCTTAATGATTGCATATTGGCCTGGAATTGAAGCACCGGCCACGACATTAAGATGGTGTATTTTATATACATTTCTTCCGTTTGTGAGAAAAGTTAACTTAGAAAAGATTTTTGTATTTGCTTCATATGGAATAGCTATTAATAGTTTGATTTGTTTAGGTCAATGGTTTCGTTGGAATTTGAATTTTACATCTGATTATATAAATACTGATATTCAATATTGGATTGTTAGTTTATCTTGGCGTCCTGCTGGTTTATTTGTTAATGGTAATATCCTCGCAGAAACAACAGCATTGGTGATAGTTGGATGCATCATATATCGCAAATGGCTTCATGTGCTACCAATGATACCGGCAATGCTATTGCCGATGCAAAGGGCTTCGATGCTCGCTTTGCTTATTGTGGGTATGATTTGGATAATTTGTTACAAAAAATTGAAATTAAATATATACCAATATTTGGTAATTACCCTTCTATTATTCCTTGGTGGCGTGATAGTTTATTTCCGATTTGACTTAAATTCATTTCAAGATCGAATTGAATTATGGTCTTTTGCAATTAGTAATTTACATTGGTTAGGCAATGGTATCTCATCTTTTCGTAATGATTATTTAAATTATACTGGATTTGTTGATTTTAATTATAATGTAACTTACATTCATAATGATTATTTAGAATTATTATATGATTTGGGTATTTTTGGGATTATCCCTATTGGTGCTTTTGCTTTTATTTTATTTTCTAATTGTCGAATAAAATATGTTTTATGGACCTTTGGAATTATTGCTATGTTTGGGTTTCCAAGCCATATGCCAGCTACCTTATTTATTATGGCGCTGTGCATTATTGAATGCGTGCGTAATTGGTCCGATAACAGCTTGCTTTTATATGGAAGCAGAATATTTTCATTCGCAAGGAATGTACAATCAAAATTTATATCAGTTACAATTAGCGATTAATCTATTTCCTTTTGATTTTAGATATAGAGAAGGTTTTATTCAAGTTGCCGATTTGGATAACCTATTAATTACCCCTTTACTACAAATACAAAAATTAGAGCCTAAATCAATTAATTTAAGACGAATACTTATTAATCATATGATGAATGTGCATGATTATAAAGGTGCCGAAGAACAATTTAAGGCATTATATAAATTAGCACCGGATGCCCCATTTACTAGATTTGTTTTATCTCAGAGGAAAATACCATGAAGAAATTATTATTAGGTGCGGCTATTGGTGCATTAATTGGTTCTGTTGTTGTTGCTACTGCTATTTCAGGTCGTCCACCGCCTGCTAATGGTGGTTTTCGTTTGATGGATAGTCAATGGGTACTTGGTATTGCACAAGGTACTAATAATATTTTTGCCAATAATTTAACTGGTGCAGGTACTACACAAGCAACAGCGACACCGTTGCCTGGTAGTGTTAGGTTATATGAATTAGATACGGTAGCAGCAAATACAGGATTTAATTTACCATATGCATTTGCTGGAACAGTTTTACATATTTATAATGCAACTGGCACCACAGCAACTATTTATCCATCGGTTATGAATAATCCTAACACTAATTCGCAGGATACTATTAACGCTGGTACAAGTATTACTCTTGCTACTCATGTTAGATTAGCTTGCATGTCAGCTAAAGACGGTGTTTGGGGTTGCACATGAAACGTTTTTTAGCATTATTACTATTATTATATAGTAATTTATCTTTTGCAGCACCGCTTTTTCAAGCGGATGGTGAACTTTCTGTTACATCTACTTTAATTGCTAATAATACTACAGCTATTGTTATTTCTAATAAACCTGCTGCTTTATATTTTGTTGATGCTTATAATAATGGAACCACCTTAGCTTTTATCAAATTATATAATGCTTGTGGAACAGCAACTAGCGCGACTTGTTTACAAGCTGCTACTTGTGGGCAAACAACTCCTGCGCCTGTAGATCGAATGATGATACCGTTTGGTACCTCGGCAAGTGGTGGTGGATTTGCATTACCTAATATTAATGGTGATGCTTATGGTTTTGGAATAGTAATGTGTGTTACTACTGGAATTGCAGATAATGATACTAATGCTCCTGCAGCATCTACTTATATTGTTAATGTACATTATAAACCGCAACGATGATTAAGCAATTATTATTTGTAACGCTTATTATAATTTTACTTTCGTTAACTGCGAAAGCAGGAAATATATTGTTTTTTTGGGTAGGTAGTTCGGGTAATCCTGCTGTTAGTGGTGCTTGTGCTGGTGTTATTGATTTTTCAACAGGATGTGTTCAACCAATGGCATTAGGCGGATTATAATTATGTTAAGAAAATGGTTATCTACTGCTGCAATTTTAATAAGTGTTTGTGGTGGTATAGCATTAGGTAACTATGCTGCTACACAAGGTATGGGTACTAATTTTGGTTCTATTGTAATTGGTGGTGTTCATTTCGTTTCATCATTATTTTGTGATGCTACTACAGCTAATCAATGTGCTGCTGTAAGTGCTGGTGGTGCAGTTAAAGTTGATAATTCGGCAGTTACACAACCTGTTTCTGGTACTATTACAGCTAATGCTGGTACTAATTTAAATACATCCGCACTTGCTATATCAGCTAATCAACCAACTGCTGCTGCACAAGCTTCAACTACATCAGGTCAAACAGGTCTTCTTGTTCAATGTGCAGTTACGACAGGATCACCGACATATGTAACGGCGCAAACTGATCCATTGTCTTGTGACACGAATGGAAACGTTCGTGTTAATGTTGCGAATGCTAATGCTAATGGTCAAGCGACGATGGGAAATTCGTCGCCAGTTGTGGTTGCTAGCAATCAATCCAATATTCCAGTTAATGTTGCAGCTTTTGGTGGTACTGCAACTACGACAGGTCAAGTTGCAGTAAACACTGCTCCGGTTACGGCAACTAATACGGCGCTTGTGGTCGATCTCCGGCCGGATAGTCCAGGCATTATCACGCTTGGTCCTGCTGCTGCGGCGAACGCCGTTCCATTTGTTGGTCCCGCTCCGTCATCTTCGGCATTGGTTGGCATAACACCGGTCGTTGGTGGTTCGGCAGCGTCATCACTTGTTCTTAAAAATGCGGCCGGCAATCTTTATAGTGTCTACGCTGAATGTTCGGCGGCTTGCTGGTTGATGGTGTTCAATTCGACCTCTGCACCGAGTAATGGATCAACTACGGCAGGTGTTGCATCTGGCAATATGGTCGAATGTATTCCGATTTCAGCCGGCGGTTTTGGATCGGTTAATTATGCTGGCGGACCGCCTGCTGTTTATTCGGTAGGGATTACTGCGGCAATTTCTTCCACGACTTGCGCGACGTTGACGCTTGCGACTACGGGCTTTATTCATGGCATGGTGATGTGATGCGACGAACCTTGGCTGGTGTTCTTTTTGGCCTACTTTTCGCGTTGTCGCCTGCCTACCCGCAGACTATAACGGCTTCGGCGCAGACAACGATTGTCGTCAATACGACGCCTGTTACGGGCGGGTCAAACGGCCAATGCCTCACGATCAGTAGCGGTACTGTGGGCTCCGGCGCATGTGGCAGTGGCGGTGGGCTCACTGTTGGAACCAGCACGATCACGAGCGGGACGACGACGCGCATTCTCTATGACAATGCGGGAGTGCTTGGAGAATATACGCTGACCGGCACCGGCACGGTCGCGGTGATGCAGACCTCGCCGACGCTGATTACACCTGTTCTCGGTGTTGCGACTGCGACCTCGGTTGCGATCGATGGCTGCACCATAGGTTCGGATGTGCTGTGTACATCCGGGACGGCTACGCTTAATGGAAAGACCACTGTCGCAGGTGGCAGTTTCGGCTTGAGCGGTAATATCTCCGCAGCAGCGTGGACAACGGCTGGCATTCGTTACGCGAACGTTACGGCGACGATGACAGATACCACATCAAGCGGTACAGTTGCGAATGCTTATACAGATATTTTCGGTGGCAATACCGTTGCCGCATCGAATGCGACGACGTTCACGAATTATTATGGGGCATATATTAAGGTTCCAGTAGCTGGAACCAATGTCACGCTTACTAAAGCTTGGGCGCTTGGTGCCGATTCGATTGCAGTGAATGGAGCCGGCTCGGTGGCGGCTCCGTCTCTTGCGATGAATAATTTTGAAAATAATACGGGATGGTATGTTACGGCTGCTTCAAAATTAGGTCTAGCTATTTCTGGAACGCTTAGATATGATTATGGAATAGGTACAACTAATCAGCATACGTTTTCTGGAGTTGTGAATTCCGGCAGTATTATTTCAAGTGGAAATCTAACAGTTGGAACAACTGGATCATTATCAATTCAAAGTAGATTCAATATTAGTGCTTCTGCTAATGGAACTTTGTTATTGCAAAATTGGACTGGTTCGACTAGTACGTATATAACAATACCATCGAATAATGCGTGGCAATTAGGACAGGCTGATGCTGGTGCTCCGGTTGCTCAAACGCTTCAAGTTCAAAATGTGGTAGCTGGCACCAGCAACACGGCAGGCGTCAATTGGACTTTTAATGGTTCTCAAGGAACTGGCACCGGCGCAGGTGGCGATATTATCTTTCAAACAGCAAAAGCTGGGACAACTGGAACGTCTCAAAATGCTCTTGCAGCAGTATTCACAGTTAAGAATACTGGCGTGATTCAAAATAACGTTGTATTCAGCGCCGCCGGTACTCCGCTTCCGACTTGTAATGGTGCCGCAGAAGGTTCGCGTGCTGCGGTGTCTGATGCTTTGACGCCAACGTTTCTAACCGCCTATGCTAGTGGCGGAACCACGCACGCCTCGGTCTACTGTGATGGAACCTCATGGAAAACGGACTGATCACATGAAGAAACAACTCTTGCTCGCTTCGTTACTCGCCTGCCTTTCCCTGCCGGCCGCTGCTGACACGATCACGATCACGCTTACAACGCCTGCTGGTCTTTGTATGGCAGGCTGTTCGCGGACTTTCACTGATGCGGGAACGGCTAAGCCTAACACGTTGCAAACCAATATCGTGCAGGTCTTCCAATCCGGCTGCAATACCAGCATCAACGGAACGTGCACGACTGCGCAAGTTCTCAATTATTGGGCCGGAACTTTGCGGGATACGTTCGTGGGGCAAGTCAACGCGTTTCAATTGCAGGTTCTACAGAACGCCGTGCCCTATGTGCCGATCGCGCCGAATTGAGGTAAGGTATGCGAAGAATTTTAGTCATTCTGACTCTGCTTACGCCATCTTGTGCCGGCGCTCAGCAGTCCACGGTCAACATTCCGCTGACGCTTGCCGATCAAGCGACGATCATTCCGCTGCTCTGTGAAGCGGCTCTTTACGGCTTTCGCATGAGGTTCCAGGACTTTTGTGATCTTGCGAAGGTCAAGCTACCCGAGGCGTTGAAGGCCGAGCGCGATGCGGCCGAGAAAACGAAGGAAAATGCCGGGGAGGAAAAGAAGCCATGAAACGGCTCGCCGCCGTCATTGGTGTCTTCTTTGTACTTGCTGCTGTCGCTGTTCGCGCTGCTGGCTGGCTGCCGCTTGTTTCGGCTTCGACAGGAGGTGGCGGATGCTCTCAAGCGACTACGTATAACGGTATGCTCGACAGCGGTCAAAACTCCGCGGCGGTTACGACACTGATCTGCGGGCTCGTGACCGATGGTGTGTTTGCCAAGCTTGATGTGCTTTATATTTTTGCCATCAATTCCAGTGCAAATTCTCTCGTCAATGCTGTCAATCCTGGCACTTTTAATGGAACTGCAAACGGCAATGTTTCAACGGGTTGCGCTGGGGCTACTGCCTGTTTTTCCGCAAATAATGGATGGAGCGGTGTCGATGCCAGCACAACGATCTATATCGATACTGGTTTCAATCCTTCAACTGCAACTTCACCGCATTTCACGCAGAATTCTTCGCACGTATCGGCATGGAGTTTCACAAATGCTACAAGCGGTGCATCGGGCGGTACGGTTATGGGTCTTGTATTGGCGGCAACTAATTCCACGAGACTGTTTCCGAAATATAATGATGGCAACTTTTACGGTGATGCTAATTCCGCAACAAACGCTACAGGGATATTGAATGCTGATAGTATTGGTCATTATGTGGTTAATCGTTCTAGTGCCGGTGCAGTTCAACATTACAAGAATGCATCCGATGTCGGTGATAGCACAGAAGCATCTGCCGCCGTTCTCAATGGTAACGTTGCTATCCTTGCTCAGCGTGTTGCCGGATCAACGGTGAATTTCGGGAGTATTTTACAGCTTGGTGCAATCACTATCGGAGGCAGTTTATCATCTACTGATGTTACAAACCTTGAAGGTCGTCTTTGTACTTATTTTATGACAGTTCATGGTTCTTGCCCAACTAGCTAATAGGTGATTAATGCGTCGTTCTCTAATTGCATTATCAATTATTGGTATTCTATTGATCGCTAAATTAGCGATGGCAGGATTTGCTATATTTCAAGTTTTTTCAACTAGTTCTTCACAAGGTTGTCCTGACGCCGTTCCGAGTACTGCTGGTGCTTTTGGATTTAATACGTGCACATTTTTTGATCCGATGACGTCGCTTGCGACGATCGATCTTGGCGCTACTAATGCCGCTGGATTTAATTGGCGTACTCAAGGTTTAACTCGTGTAGATTTAACTGCGTCAATTGCCAACACTGGCACGATGACAGTAACGGCTGTGTCTTCTGCGGTACTTAAAGTTGGAATGACATTGAGTCCTGGTGTCGGAGCCGGAGGGTGCGCTCCGTCAATAGGGACGACTATCACGGCAGGTTCCGGTGGAACGGGGACATATACGGTTAGTCCGGCGCAAACACTCGCTAGTTGCGAGTTCATGGCTTCGATCATTCAAGCTACCAACACTTTATCGGTTGATCCAGTTACCGGGTTGACACTAACTAATGTTTCACAGGGCGATAGTAATTATGGTATCAGTACATGGACTTCTTTAAATGTTCCTTCAGGAGTACCGGAAACTTATCGGGGTATTAGTTTCAAAAATGGCCTTTACGCGCGCGCATATGTTTCATTCGATGAAACCAAGGCGCCGAACGGAATTGCGGGATCACCTTGGCGATGGCCTGCGTGGTGGTTAACTTCATGGCCCGGAACGATACCTGGTTCGAATTTCATCGAGACCGACAATTGTGATTGTTTTAGTAATAATGGTAATGTACTGCTAAATAATTTTTTGCATGACAATCTTTGCGGTGTTTCGTGTTCTGGCGGCTCGATCTTCTCTGATTATTTTGGTACGCCGCCGCTGCGTTCGACAGAATGCAATCCGGTTTTAGACGGCAATACTTTTCATACCTTCGATCAATTATGGGTGCCTCCATCAAAAAACAACGGAACGGGATTTTATGGCTATTTAGTTGATGCAGATACCTGCCCCGGTAATGCGGTTTTCACCGGCTCAATCGATAGTGATGGCGTGACGCTGCATGTCACGCAAATGCTATCTGCTGGTTCTATCGCCGTCGGAAGCTATATCGGGAATAATAACGGAACTACGGCAGCAACAACTGTTGCATCGCAAACTAGCGGCACTACGGGTAAGGTTGGTGTATATGCTTTAAGTTTTAACCGCGGTCAAGTCGCATCATCGCTGATGATCGCAACCAATGCCAATAATTGCACCTATTTCGCCAAAGGAAGCGGCAAGCAGGCAACATGTACAGCATCCCCTTATGATGGAGCATTTACAGAAGCAGATGGTAGCAATGGATTCATTTTGATTATTTCAAGTGGCTGCACAGCTTCATTTACGCCTACAGCTTGTAATGTCGGGACTGGTATGGGTAATTGGGCAATGAGCGTAAAAAAAATTCAAGTATGGCAATCACAATTTAGTGATAAATTGGTGCAAAATTGAAACTTTATAATGAGGATAGAATTTCCCGAAAAACTTTTATTTTTAATTAACGAACCTGCTCGCTATAAAATTCTCTATGGTGGTCGGGGAGGAATGAAAACTGAAACAATTGCTTTAGCACTTATTATATTATCTTGTAAATGTAAAATAAGAATAGCATGTTTTCGTGAAATTCAAAAATCAATTAATGAAAGTGTATATCAAACCATTGTAAATCGTATTGAGGATATGGGATTATCAAATGAATTTGATATACAAGCAACTACAATAATTTCAAAGCGTACTGGTGCAGAGTTTATATTTTTTGGATTACGTTTCAATATTAACTCGATTAAATCGCTTGCTCGTATTGATATTGCATGGATTGAAGAAGCTGTTAACGTTTCTAAAGCTTCATGGGATAAACTTATCCCCACAATTCGTGGTCGTGGTCAACGAGTTGTATTAGAAAATATCGATTTCAATAAAGGTGGTCCTTTCGGTAAAGGAACTGAAATTTGGATTAGTTTTAATCCTGAATTAGATACTGATGAAACTTACAAACGCTTTATAGTAAAGCGAGATATTTATGCTCCTGACTTTATAATTAATAATTGTGGGGATAAAGTTCGTTATGCATTTGTTCAAATGCTTAGTTATAAAGATAATCCATGGTTGCCAGATGATCTTAAATTAGAATGTGAATTATTAAGAGTTGGTGATAATGATGAATGGATGCATATTTGGGGTGGTCAAACTCGACAAACCTTAGTTGGTGCAATTTATGCACAAGAGATTAAGAAAGTTTTACTTGAAGGGCGGCGCGGGAAAGTCGAATATGATCCTAGCCGTCCTGTTCATACATTTTGGGATTTAGGGCACGATGATTATACATCTATTTGGTTTATTCAACAAGTAGGAATGCATTATAATTTAATTCGATTTTTTCAAGATAGATTACAGAAGATGCCTTATTATATAAGTTATCTTCAAGATTGTAAATATAATTACGGATTTCATAATTTACCGCATGATGGAGATAATGAGACGTTAGCCGGTCGTAGTCCGGTTAAACAATTGCGTGCTAGTTATCCAGGTAAAGTTAGAGTTGTTCCGAGAATATCTAAAAAAGTAATGGGAATTAGGGCTGGAAGGTCTGTATTTGATTTATGTAATTTTGATGAAGAAAACACTGCCGATGGCTGGCAGTGTTTAATTCGTTATCAGTACGATGTTAATGAAGATGGTCAATTTAGTCAAAATCCGCGTCATGATGAGTATTCGCATGGTGCCGATGCATTTCAAACATTTGCATTAAGTTTAAAGCCTGAAATGGCAATAGTACCTAAACCTAAGATTGCTCATAATGTACATAGTTTGAATAGACATCAAAATGGTTGGATGAGTGGTTAATGTCTAAAGGAATAGGACCATATAAAAATCAATTTAGAATACAATTATTTGAAAAACAAAATGGTAATTGTTATTATTGCAATAAATTAATGTCTTTTAATAGAAGACAATGCGGTGCTCCCTCAAAAGATTTTGCGACATTTGAACATTTAAAAAGAAAATCCGAAGGTGGAAAAGTAAATAGTTTAAATATTGTATTGGTGCATTATAAATGTAATTTGCGAAAAAATAGTATTGATCAAAAGAAATTAGCATGACAACTGCATGGGGTACTACTTGGGAAGAAAGTACGGGTGATCCCGATGCAGATATTATTAAAGAAGCTAAGGAACGTTTTAAAAAAGCAGAGCAATGGGAAGCTGTCGCACGTATTCGATTTGATTATGATTATAAGTTTGCAAATGGAGATACCCACAATAAGTATCAATGGGACAAGGAAATTCTTACTAATCGAGAATTAATGGATCGCCCTTGTCTCACAATTAATAAAACAAATCAGCATAATCTTCAAATTCTCAATGATATGAAGCAGAATAAGCCGGGTATTCGTATTCGCCCGGTTAATGATGAAGCGACTTTTGAAGGTGCTCAAATCTTTCAAGAGATTGTTTATCATATTGAATATATTTCAAATGCTGAAAATGTTTATGATTATGCTTCTAAATTTCAAGTTGAAGCCGGATGGGGTTATTGGAGATTGCATGTTGATTATATAGATAGTAAAACATTCGATCAAGAAATATATATCAAAAAGATTAAAGACCCTCGTTCTGTTTATCTTGATCCTAATCGTAATGAAATTGATGGTAGTGACGCGGAATGGGGATTTGTTTTTGAAGATGTAGCTAAAGATATATGGAAAGCTAAAAATCCTAAATTTAAAGATAAAGTGGGTTTTGCACCTTTAGGTAATACATCAACCGACATGTGGTTGACGCAAAATAATATTCGCGAAGTTGAATATTTTCGTAAAACAAGAGATGAAGATAAATATGTATCTTTTTTTGATCCTGAAAATAAAGAACAAATTGAAAGTTTATTAAGTGAATTAACCGATCAACAGAAAGAGTTATATAAAGAAATTAAAAGTCGTGAAAAGCAATTATCAAGAGATTTAAGAACTTATCAAGAGCGAAAGGTTTTTACTGATAATATTGAATGGTTTAAGATTGCTGGTGATATAATTATTGATCGTGGTGAATGGTTAGGTAATACAATTCCTATTATTCCGGTATGGGGTAGCGAAACTGTTATTGATGGTGAATGGGATTGTAAAGGTCATACACGAGCGTTAATTAATCCTCAACAAATATATAATTATAATACTAGTGCTAATGTTGAATTTGGTGCTTTACAAACTAAAGCACCGTGGCTTGCTGCTACACAAGCTATTCAAAACTTTGAAGAATACTATAAAACTGCGAATAGTAAAAATCATTCTTACATGCCTTGGAATGCGTTCGATGAAGATGGAAACCCATTACCAGAACCTAAGCGTCCTAATCCTCCACAACCTTCACCCGCTTATGTTGAAGGATTAAAGATTGCGCAAGATGAAATGATGATGGCGTCCGGTCAATATCAAGCACAGTTAGGTGAAAATGAAAATGCTAAATCCGGCGTTGCTATTAATGCAAGACAACGACAAGGTGATCGGGCTACTTATCATTTTATTGATAATCAAGCTATCGCTATTAGGAGAACTGGAAAAGATTTAATTTATCTTATTCCTAAAATTTATGATACAAAACGGATTAAGAGGATTGAAACAAGTGATGGTCGTATGTTGCAAGTTATGATTGATCCTGATGCACAATATGCAATGCAAAATGTAACCGATCCTAATAATATGCAAAAAGATAAAGGCAGACCAATTGAGGAAATTATATTTAATCCTGGTTTTGGTCAATATGATATTATGGCTGATACTGGTCCTTCATTTGCAACGAGACGACAAGAGGCGTTTTCTGCTCTTACTCAGATTGCAGCGCAGAATAAAGAATTTATGGGAATTGCTGGCGACTTACTTTGGAAGGTTGCGGATTTCCCAGAAGCTCAGTTATTAGCGGATCGCTGGCGCAAAATTATTCCTCCAAATATTACAGGTGATGCTCCAAATCCGGCTATTACTGAAGCGATGCACAAAGCTTCTGATCAAATTCAACAACAGCTTGCGGTTATTGCTAAGCAGACTAAAGAATTAGCAGATAAGGATAAAGAATTAGCAATTAAAGCACAACAACTTGATTTGGAATTAAAGAAAGAAACTGCACAGCAAGCTAGATTGGATTACGAAGCCGAAACTAAACGGCTTGTTGCATTGGGTAATAGTGGTCCTGCAATTAGTCCTGAAACTATTAAACCAATCGTGGAACAGCTATTGAAAGGTATGATAAGGGCTGGCGAACCCGACGAAACGTTTACAATGCCTCGCCAAGAGCCTAGGAATGATCAGGATAGCCTTCCCGATGTGCCGGGCAGTCGGCTAGCGCCAGACGGGAACCACTACGTACAGCATCCTAATGGGCAATTTATGCGAGTAGAGGCAAATGCCCCAGCAGGACAGCAATAGATTATACAATTTTGATAATTCTGATGATAATCAGGATCAAAGGTTGCCAGTTGAGCAATCGCAAGCATTTAATAATCTACAGAATTATGTAACAAACAACTTTCAAGATCAACCTACAAATTTTAACGAACGATTTAATGCTGTAAATCAATCTACAGTTGAACAACCTAAATACAACCTAGTTCCGGTTGATTATGATCCGTTTAAGTCGGATCAACAAAGCATGACGCATCAGCCGAGTACGATTAAATCGTTATCGCAAGTCTACGATGAAAGTTCACCATTAGGAAAAGTAGCTATCTTTGGTGCTGCTGCACCATTTCTATTGGGAAAGAATTTAATTTATGAACCAATTAAAGCAGCAAAGGATTTGACAGAACAAGCATTGGCTGGTAAAGATGTGACACAAGACCCTGCTAATTATCCTAAAGCATTGTTAGCTGCGGGATTAGGTGGAACGGGTGGATTTGTGGGCACAAGTGAAGGTGGTGCAGTGTTAGGTGCAGGACCAATGCGTAAATTTGCAGAGGTTAAAAAAGCTGTTGAAGGTGATCCTAATTATGTTTATCATGCTACAAATGTAGAACGCGCTAATGATATTGCTGAAAGTGGCAAATTAAGTTTATTTAAACCCGGTGATTTTACTGATCAGGCAACTTGGCCAGATGGTTCTACTGCTAAACGTAATTATTTTACTTCTACTGCACAAAATACATGGCAGTTTGCACCTGAAGAAGGTCAATCGGTTTTATTAAGAATAAATAAAAACGATCATCCTTTTAAACAAGAAAGTACAGGTGATATTTATTCAAATAAAGAAGTTCCCGCTGATAAAATACAATATTTGAGTGATGACGGAAAATGGTTAGGATTAAAATCTGATACCTCAGAAGCAAGTCAAGCGCAAAGTGCTTTTAGTAAAATATTAAATAAGCAACGCGAACTAGAAGGTATGCGTCCTGCAATACGTGATCCTGAAACACGTAAAATTTATGCTGGTAAGGTAGGTGAAAATTTAGATCATTCGGATATTATAAATAACATTGCCGATCCTGCTGTTAAGCAAAAGTTTATGGATGATTTATCAAGTGAAAATCCTGACTTTAAAAAGTTTGGATTTCTTGATAATAAAGGTAAGTTTGTATCGCGAGATACATTAGATCAGCAATATGGTGTAAGTGATAGCGGACAATTAAAGAGTAAGTTAGCAATGTTTAGGAGTGATACGCAAGAAGCATCGCAAGCGGAACAATCATTAGCTAAAATTACTAATCCTTATACGACAGATGCTTATCATGGGACAGTAGGATTTGAAGGTGATAAATTAAATACTAAAGAATTTTATTCAACTCCTGATGTTGATTTAGCGCATGGCTTTACAGGACAACAATTAAAAGGTAATTATACGCCTGGATCACAAATATTACCGTTAAAGTTAGATACTAGTAATTATCATGTTTATGATGCAAAAGGTCAATATTGGGATAATGTCAATCATAAAGCAATTCAAGAGGCGTTAGAAGCAGGTAAGAAAGGTGTAACAATTAAAAATGTAACTGAGGAATATGGAGATAATCAAATTAGAAAAGGTGCTACTGTTCATATTTCATTTGATCCTGGTACTGTGCGATCAAGATTTGCTCAATTTGATCCTAATAAGTTTGGTCAATCTGGTTTATTGAAATCGGATACGAGTGAGGCTAGTCAAGCAGAGCAAGCTTTGTCAAAGGTTGCACCTACATTTTATTCAGCAGTTGAGAATGCAGTTAATAATATTAAACAGGCTAAAGCGCCAGCCGAGCAATGGTTATCGACTATTCAGAATAGCAAAGGTGTTAAACCTGAAGAAATGGATTGGATTGGATTAAAAGATTATTTGAATGAGAATAAAGGTAATACGCTTACTAAGCAAGAGATACAAGATTATGTAAATGCAAATAAAGTTGAATTAAAAGAGGTTAATAAAGGTAAGTTTCAAAATGAAGATGAATATCAACAATTACAAAAGAAAATTTTAGATCACACATCATCTCAAGAAGATGAAGCAAGATATAGGGAATTATATAAAGAAAGAGAAACTTATAGTATAAGACAAAATACCTCGGGAATGGGAAATATTTATCAACAAAGTATAGGAGATAATACTAAATTTTCTCAATATCAATTACCCGGTGGTGAAAATTATCGAGAGAAGCTATTAACGTTGCCTGTTAAAACACTCGATCCTGAAGCATTTGCAAAACAATTTTATGATAATTGGGTTAAACGTGGTGGTGATCCTGAATGGGAAGGGTTAACAAAAGCTAAGCAAGAAGAATGGATTCGAGCAGCCGATGAAACTAATTTAATTGGTAAAGCGCCGGGCAATTTTCAATCAACTCATTTTGATGAACCTAATATCCTCGCTCATGTTCGAATGAATGATAGAGATATTGAAGGAAAGAAATCATTACATTTAGAAGAGATACAAAGTGATTGGTTACAGAAGGGAAGGAAAGAAGGGTTTAAACAAGATTTAGAAAAAACTCCTGAAGGTAAAGAAATAAGAAATCTTGGAATAGATAAACCTTTAAATAGAGTTTCTGTAGCAGATATTGCATTTAATAAAGGTTCTGTTGATCTTCAAAATCGTTGGGCAAAAAGTATACAAAATTCATCTGATGTTCCCGATGCACCATTTAAGAAAACTTGGCATGAATTAGTATTAAAGCGAATGATTAGGGAAGCGGCAGAAAAAGGATATGACAGATTAAGTTGGACCCCAGGAGAAGCACAAGCGGAACGATATGATTTAAGTAAGCATTTAAATAAAGTTGAATATAATAAAGAAATGAAAACGTTACATGCTTTTGATAAAAATAATAATCAAATTATGAATGAAGTTGTAGAACCTGAAAAGTTACCCAATTATATCGGAAAAGAAACTAGTGATAAATTATTAAAAGAACCTCTTACCGGCAAATACGGTAATATTCATAAATTAGAAGGTCTTGATCTTAAAGTCGGCGGCGAAGGTATGAAAGGTTTTTATGATCAAATTATACCTAAAGCATTGGAAAAGATAGGTAAGGAATATGGGGTTAAGGTGAAGCAAGGTGATTTAGGCCGTATTCAACCTATCGTTCAATATGAATTAAGAAAATCTACTACAAGAAATAAATATTTAATCTATGATAGAGATAACGATAAGTATTTAGAAAATAGTAAATTATATTCTAAAGAAGAAGCTGAAAACATAATTAATTCTCATAAAGAAAAAACACCAGTTCCTTATATCGATATTCCCCAAGGTTTAAAAGATCAAGCTATGCAAAAGGGATTTCCATTATTTAGTTCGTCCTATCCAGGGATGTTTATACCTATAGATCATAATCCACATGATGTAAGTAATACACCTATTGAACCTATTAAAGGTTCACCAAATCCTAATTTATCTCGTAGTGAAGCGGCTAAAACAAAATGACAATGATTGAAAAAGCTATTGAAGCTTTACAAAAAGCTGAGCAAAATATTGCTTTAATTCCAACATCAAAAGAGTATCGTTTACAAATTCTTGCTAAAGTAGTTATCGAAGCAATACGCGAACCAACAAAAGATATGATCGATGCTGGTCATTTATATGCTAGTATTTGTAGTGAAGATGCTAGTGATGCATATAAAGCTATGATTAATTATATATTGGAAGAAAAATGATTGATCCATTAATAAATGCTATTCTTGATAATCCGATAATGAAAAAAGTTATCGATAATCCTATTATTGATGACACTCATACCATACCTAATTCATGGGGAGGTTCTACACCTCTTGACAATCCCGTCACTTATCTAGATAAAGATTTTCCAAAATCAATGACTGTGAATGGTGTAACGTTTGATACTGCGGAACCTGCCGTGGTTCATGAAAATATTGAACAATTTGCTATGACTGCTATGATGAAAGGCGGCATGAATAGAGAAACGGCTTTGAAAGTTGGTTTCTGGCATTTTGGGGAACCTGCCGAAGATGCATGGTATAGATCACATGGAATTGATCCTAAACAAATTGAGCCTAAATATACTCCGATATTAAATAGGATTGCAGCGCGTAAAGCTGATAATATTCCAAAAGACTTATTTAAAGATACTTATCCTGATGGTGATCCTAAAAAAGCTACTGTTGGTCCGATAGGGAAACCTACTGCTAAAGAAGTTCAAATAGGTCGTATTTTAGTCGAAAGATATTTAAATGGACTTAACGGAAAAACATAGAAAATACTTATTGCATCAAGCTAAGTACACACTTTTTGAACGTGTAGCAGGTGAACTCGCAGGTGTATTTTATGATGCGGCACGTTCATCGGGTATGCAAAGTGAATATAAAAGTGCTAAAGCTTTTGCACGAGCTAAGTTCACGACATTCTTACCAAAAGCCATTGAATTATGTTTGTCGATGCTACAACGTCCTGATATCAATCAAGAAATGAAAGATGAGATATATAACGCTTACCTTGAACGTGCTAATGATCCTTACTTAAAAGAAATTGATCCGCACGATATGAATATGAAAGCTATTGAGAAATTATTACCAAAAGGTAAGAAAGAAGATGATATTGCAATTAAACTGGGTTCATCTTATCATAGAAAGATAAATTAAAATGATGTTTATTCTTATACTTATTTATTCTCCATTTACATTAATGATTAATCCTTATGATAATCTTCAATCATGTTTAGATGAAGCTAATAAATCAATAGGAAAAGAATTATATTCGCCATTTATTGATGGTTTTGGATCACCTAAAGTAATTGCCGCATTTTGTGCGCAAGGTATAGTTAAAAAAGATTAAAATTAAATAGCTAACCCTAAGCAACGTGTGTAAATAATGTCACAGTCTATGCATGATATAGATCAAGCTCTTAAAGAAGCATTAAAATTGATTAAATTTGAACAAAAAATTAAACAAATGGCTAGTGAAACTATCGGAAAGGGTTCGATAACATTAATTGAACGAAATGATGATCCTTACTGTAATTACGGTACTGCTGGAAGATAAGTTATGTGTGGGCATTTGAAAAACATATTTTATTGTGTACTTTAAAAGTGCAATGGGAAATTAAAATGGCTGGTGAGGTAAGTTCTATGATGGATAAATGGCGAAAGGCTCGACAGAAGCTCGTTGATAATATTGCTGCGGAAGTTGATAAGCAAATAGCCTTGATGCCCACAATAGAAGCTGATGCCAAGGCGGCGCTCGCATTGCCTGCCGCAGAATTAAATAAAACACGTGATGAGATTAATGCCATTCACGAAGAATTTAAGGGTGTTACGAATGGTGGTCCTATCCGCCCTTTGCCCGATACATTATCTGGCGGCGCGCCATCGCCACCTGTGCAAGTGCCACAGCGGTTATCTAGCCCTACTCCTGATGCAGTTAAGAATGTGGTGAGTGAATTACAATGAATATAAATTGGCCTAAGCATAAAGCTTCTATGTATCTAACGCATAATGAACATTTGTCTTATTATAGGACAGTTAAACAATCTATTGAAGATGAAGATCACGGATATAAAGACGATTGGGTTAGTGAAGAACAAAAACAAAAAGCTATTGAGACGAACGAATGTTGGATATTACAATGGTATCCTGAAACACCTGTAGGATTTTGCATATTAGCTGCTGCTGATTTAGATGTTTTAATTGAAGCGGCGAATAAAGATGATTAACGTTTCAGAAATGAAGGACGATGAATTATTAGCATTCGGTCAAAAGATGGTCGATATGCATAATAATCGAAAGAATGCTTTAAGTAATGATATTTATATCGAACGATTAAAGACAAGGAAAGTTATAAGTCAAGATCATGAACAATGTGATAAATTAGCATCATTAAAAGATCATGTTAATCCTGAATATAAACGATTAATGGAAGCTATTGATCAAGAAATTGTTAAGAGGAATTTAAGATGAGTAAAACACCTGAAGAAATTGCTTCTTTGGAAGCAGCACGTAAAATGGTTAATATGACTGGTTTAGCAACAAAGGATGATGATGGTAATGTTATTGAAAAGAAAGAAGATGAAACAAAAAAGGAAACTAAAGAAGAAATTGTTGTAGAAACTAAAACTGAAGAAACTAAAACTGAAGAAACTAAAGAAGAAATAACAGCTAGTGAAAAGACTGAAGAAGAATTAGAAACTGAAAAGCAAGAAGCTAAAACACAAGTTGAAAAGTCACGCATTCAACGAAAGATTGATAAAGAGGTTGCCAAGCGAAAGACGCTTGAAGAAGAACTTGCAGAAACAAAACGTCAACTTGCTGCTGCTAAAGAAGGTAAGGAAGGTAAGTTTGATGAGGATGAAGTTGATAAGCGAGCTAACGCTAAAGCAGAGCAAAAAGTTGCAGAACGTGAATTTTTAAATGCAAGCAATCGACTTGCTGATGCTGCGGAAAAGCTTGATAAAGATTTCATAAAGAAAATTAAAGTTATTGCTGAAGAAACAGCACCTATTCCAGGTCATATGATCGGAATTTTAGATGATCTTGATAATGGTGGTGCAGTGTTAGTTTCATTAGCTGATGATGTTGATGAATACGAACGTATTATAACTTTATCTCCTGCAAAGGCGGCTGTTGAATTGACCAAATTATCAGTTAAACTTGCGGCGAAACCTGCATCTAAAGCAGTTTCTAAAGTTCCTAAGCCTATCGAACCTATTGGAGGTAAAACATCAGGTACAAATAACGATATGGTTATTACTGATAAAGATACTCAAAATATGAATGAATTTATTAGAAAGCGAAATATTCAAATTGCTGAAAGACAAAAGATGAAAGCAGCAGGATATAGATAATGACGAATGAAGAAATTAAAATGCATGGTGAATCGATGCTACATAAAGTATTTAGTGCACCAAAAGATACGAAACATCGAATATTAATAGTTTTAAATGAAGAAGAAAGATGGTTATTAGTAGAATTGTTAGCAAAAGCAACAGGACGCGAACAAGTTATTGTTGGACCGTAGAAATTGTGGGGATATCGAGAGCGCTATTGACGGCGCTCTTTTTTTATGTGAATGATTATAATTGCCTGTTTGCCGGCCTTATAGACATTCGTATGCGTTCTCAGGTCCGCTATAAATAGACCTAGGTGCTTCCCGACTACATTTGATTTTTAAAGCGTATCTGCGTGCTTTTTGCGCAAATAGCATAACCTTATCTTTTAACCCTCTTATTTTAAGAAAGTTAATTAAATGGCCGGTAATAGTTTATTAACTATCGACATGATCACCGCAGAAGCGGTGCGATTGTTTAAAAACTCTAATCTTTTTATTATGAATATGGATACGCAATATGACGGTTCTTTTGCCGTTGATGGTGCAAAGATCGGTTCAACTTTGCGTATCAGATTACCTAACGATTATGTTGTTAGGCAAGGTCCTGCATTGCAATTACAGGCTACTAATGAACAGTTTACTACTTTAACTGTTTCCGATCAACGTGGTGTTGACGTTCCATTTACTACCGCAGAACGTACTATGGCAATTGATGATTATTCAGAAATTGTTATGGCACCTATGATCAATAACCTTGCTGGTAAGGTTGCAGCAGCGGTTATGTTAGGTTCAGAAGGTGGTGTTTGCAATTTGGTTAGTAATGTTGATGGCGGCGGTAATATTATCGATCCGACAATGGATACTTTTCTTGCTGGCAATGCAGTATTAGATACTTTTAGTGCCGATACTATGGATAGGCGTATTGTTCTCGATCCGTTTGCCGATGCTCGTGCCGTTTCGGCTCTTGCTGGATTACTTAATCCTTCGCAGGAAATCTCGGCTCAGTTTCGCAGCGGTTCGATGAAATCTGGTTTAGGATACGGTCGCTGGTTTAGGGATCAAACTGCTATTAAACACACTACTGGTACATTTAGTGCTGGTGGTACTGTAAATGGTGGCGGTCAAACTACTCCATTTACTGGTGGTAATATTACTGTTAATCCTACTACTGGTACATTAAATCAAGGTGATATTGTTACTTTTGCGAATGTTAACTCAGTCAATAGGGTTACTAAGCAAAGTAACGGGTCACTTGCACAGTTTGTTATCACTGCTCCTGTTATTTCTGGTGCGACCGTTATTCCAATTTATCCTGGTTTGATTCCTAGCGCGACTGGCTTAGTTGGTGGTCCCGATGTTCAATATCAGACTGTTGATGCTTCGCCTATTAATGGCGCAGCGATGACATTGGTGACGCCTGCAAGTTCTGTTTACCGCAAGTCTATTGCTTATGTGCAAAAGGCTGTTACACTCGCTACTGCTGATTTGGTCATGCCAAAGAAGGCAGTTGAAGAAGCAGCGCGAGCAAATTATGATGGAATTAGTATTCGTATTTTAACTGATTATCTAACTAATTCCGATCAATTGGCAACACGTATTGATGTTTTATTTGGGTTTAAGTATATTAAGCCCGAATGGTTGTGCGTTGTCGCTGGTAAGATTTAACGAGCCTCCCCAAACTTAGCCGGTTAAGGCACCGGCTATTTTTTCATTATTTTAATAGGTGAATATTATGGCTGATTTTGATAGCAGTATCGGACAACATGATGCCCACAAATATAGTGCGAGTAATCCTCATCCTATGCATGGTAAAGACCCTAATATCATGAATGAATTGGGACATACTTATTATCCTAAATACGTTCATGAATATGATGATAAGGGTGCCATTGTTTATGATAAAGTGGTTCTTCAGTTAACCCATCCAACTAAGGGAAGCACTTACGATAGCCTTCAGCATCCTTCATTAAGTCAACATTCCAGAATTGTTAATAATGAAGATGAAGAAAAAGAAGCTAACGGAGATGGTTATTTTTTTACGCATGTAGAAGCTAAAGCAGCTAACAAGACGTCAAAGAAAACTGTTGAAAAAGATAAGTTAGAAAGAGATCAAGCTCAAACTAAGTTAGATAAAGATACTAAAGTATGGCCTGAAGCTAGAGGTAAATAATTAGCGGGTGGGAGCGGGGTTCAATAGTTTAAAACCTGCCCCGGTACTGTTGAACCCTGTTTTTCAATTTTAGAAGGAAAATATTTATTATGGAAACACTTAGATATTATACTGAAGCTGATTTTCCAATGACTGTTAAATTTACTGATTATAGTAATGAATTGAAAGTATTTGAAACAATCAAAGATTATCAAGACAATAAAAGACCTTTTGTTGTGGTAAAGGCTCATTGGAAATCAGGTTTAGCTGAATATCGTTGTCATCAAATAATTAAAGCTGGCAAGTTGAAACAGGCTATTGTTGCTGGAAAACCGATTGTTGCAATTGTTGAAGATTGTAATGATAATGATTTTCAAGTCGAAATGCCAGATGATGCTTTTAAATGTGGTGGCATTCCCGTTATAGGTGATTACATAGTTATTTATGAAGATGGTTATAAGTCTTGGTGGCCAGCTAAAGTATTTGAAGAGGGATATAATAGAATAGAACGTAGTTAATTATGCCTGCACTTAATGCTAAAACAGCACGAGATTTTATCACACTTGCTTTGAAAGAAGCAGGTGTGTTAGGTGTTGGTCAGACGGCACTTGCGGAAGATATGAACGATTGTTTTACATATCTTCAGCGAATGACTAATCAATGGCAACGTCGGCGATGGATGGTGCCGAGTTTAACCGATATATCTGCTATAGGTAACGGAGCTAAATCTAATACTGTCGGTCCTGGTGGTTTTTTTAATGTAACTCCAAGACCGCGACAAATTAAAGCCGGTTATTTTATTTTAAATGCTTCGGCTGGTCTTGGTGCAACTGTCAGTTTACCACTTAGTCAAATTTTTAGTTATGAAGATTATGCTAGAATTACAGTTAAGGATTTAGCTACATTTCCTGAAAATTTCTTTTATGATAATGCATTTCCTTTAAGTAATTTATTTGTTTGGCCTATTCCAGATAGTTCTTATACAATTCATATAATTGTTGAAAGCGATTTAGGCTGGCCAAATACGCTTGATAGTGTATTTACGATGCCGGAAGAATATGCCGAAGCTGTACATTATAATTTAGCAATGCGTATTTTTTCTGCATATGATATTGATCCGAAGCCTTCAACAGCAGGATTAGCTAAAGTTGCATTGAATACAATTAAAGTCGCTAATACTCAAATTCCTGAAATGCAAATGCCTCCTGGATTAAGAAAAGGTAAAGCATTTTCATTGTGGAACCCAGATGGATATTAAATGTCTAATCCTAATCATGATAAAGAAGGTAAATTTTCTTTTGCTAAAGGGGATAAACGCCCAAATGCAACTATTAGCAAACAATTAAATCATAATCTTCGTTATGAAGATATCCAAATGGATAAAGATGAAGGAAGGATAACGGAGAAACAAGCTAGAAATAAACGAGTTATGTTAGAGCGATGTGCAGCCGGACGCTGTAAATGAAATTACCATTATTAGGTAATCCATATCAAGGTCGAAGTTCTATAGCATCGGCACAACGTGCAATTAATTTGTATGCAGAAGATAATTCAGAAGCACAATTAAGCCCTTTTCCATTTACTGAATATTTAACACCGGGTACTTTATTATTTACATCGGCTGTTGTTGCTCCTGGTGCTAATGGTACGGTACGTTGTACATATCGTGCGAGTACAGGTGCAGGATATATTGTAGTTGGCCCTTCAGTTTATTTTATGGCTATTAATGGTGCGCTTGTACTTGTGGGCACAATTCTCGATCAGCCAACACAAGTTTATATGGCTGATAATGGTTTGGCGGTTGTTTTAGTCGATGGTACTACTACTGGTTATGCTATTAACTTAAGTAATAATGCTTTTGGAACTATTATTGATCCTAGTTTCCTCGGTGCTAATTTTGTTTTATTTCTTGATACGTTTTTTGTATTTAATCGGCCTAAAACTAATCAATTTTATATATCATTAGCTCTTGTTACTTATGCTTTATTAACCGGCGGTACGTCGTTTGATCCATTAGATATAGCTGCTAAATCTGGTTCTGCTGATGTTATTGTTACTATTCTTACCGTTCATCAAAATTTATGGTTAATTGGTGCTTTAACAACTGAAATTTGGATTGGTACAGGTTCGGCGGATTTTTTCTTTCAACAGGTTCAAGGTGCATATATAGATCATGGTTGCGGTGCTGCATTTTCAGCAGCAACACAAGATGTTTTGACATTTTGGTTAATGCAAGATAGAGAAGGACATAACATTATTGTAAAAGGTGAAGGATATGACGTTGAAGAAATATCTACACCTTATATAGTAGATCAAATTAATAATTATGGTACATTTTCTGATGCAATAGGTTTTTGTTTTCAAACTGATGATCATGCATTTTACGCATTGGTATTTCCAACAGCAAATAAGGGATGGTTATATAATTTAAAAACTAAACGATGGTGTGAATGGTTATCAAGCGATGTAAATGGAAATTATAATAGACCGCTTGCTAATTGTTGTATGTTTTGGCAAGATCGAATTATTGTAGGTGATTTTACTAACGGTAATATTTATATATTAGATTTTAATACTTTTACTGATAATGGAATGCCCATTATTCGTGAAAGAAGATTAGCACATATGATACAAGACGGCGATAGAGTACGATATAAGCAAATTATAGCTTCTATAAAAGTAGGTACAGCAAACCCGCAAGACCCTAATGTTGATTTTCCAATTTCGTTAAGCTGGTCTGATGATGGTGGAATTACATTTGGTCAAGAGGTTGAGCAAAGTTTAGGTAAAGGTGGTCAATATCTGACACAACCATCTTGGTGGCGATTAGGCGAGGCAAGAGATAAAGTTTTTAGATTTCAATGGTCAGCACCATTTCAAACTGCATTTCAAGGTGTATTTATTGAATTTACAAAATCAAGGCATTAAAAATGACCGATATTCAGATATACAAATCAGTAAAAGAAATAAATACTGGATTTTGTAAACATATAGATATATTAGTTGATAAAGAAGGTGAAAAACCTTCTAAAAAAGATATTAAAGTTATGCGTCAAATGATTCCTAATGGTAAATACAAATGGTTTAATGTTACTGGATTAGGTTATGATAAAAATTGGATGTGTGTTTATGGATATTAAATGGCTCTAATATTACCACGACTTGATGCTAGACTTGTAGATCAATATGGTTTAGCGTTGCCGCCGTGGACAACGTTTTTTCAGCAATTTGTACAAGCGCCTAGTGCAGGAATAGCTTTGATTGTAAGCAGTTCTCCATTTATTTATATTGTTAAAGAACCTGGATTAATAGCAGTTGTTGGTGGAAATGTTTCGGCGATTGCTTTTATTCGTGGAACTATTAATATAGATGTAACAGGACAAAAATTAATTCCAGTCTATATTAAAGATATAATTAAGGTTACATATACTGGATTACCAGTTATAAACTTTTTATCGGCATTATGACAGATATTACATATTACGACAAACTTACTCAATTAACTACAAGAGAAAAGATTAATACTCTTGAAGATTTAATGCGTCAACAAGAGCAAGTTAAATTAGAGGTCAAACATCATTTTGCTTATGGTACTTATACACGAGAATTGTTTATTCCGAAAGGTATAATGCTTACAGGTAAGATACATAAATACAGTCAATTTAATATATTGATTAAAGGCGAAATGTCAGTTTTGATTGATGATCATGTAATGAGAATTAAAGCACCTTTTTATGTTGTTTCTAAAGCTGGTACTAAACGAATTGCGATAGCTCATGAAGATTGTATTTGGTTAACTATTCATGGAACGCATGAAACAGATTTAGATAAGATTGAAGAATATTTTATTGCTCAAACTGAGCATGAATATTTAGAATTTTGTGGACAGATGCAATGGCTTGGGTAGCGACAGCTATTATAGGTGGATCGGTTGTAAGTGCCGCATCTACCGCTTATGGAGCAAGTAAAGCAGCTAGCGCGCAGGAGCAAGCTGCTCAATTAGCTGCTCAAACTCAAATGAATATGTATAATACGACAAGGGGAGATTTAGCACCCTTTCGTCAAATAGGTCAAACTGCCGCTACTGATTTAACTAATCGTCTTGGTGAATTAACTGCTCCGATTACGATGGATCAAGCGACATTAGAAAAGACACCTGGATATCAGTTTAATCTTTATCAAGGTGAAAAAGCTGTTGCTAATTCTGCTGCTGCAAGAGGTTTAGGCGAAAGTGGTGCAGCATTAAAAGGTGCCGCTACTTTTGCGACTGGATTAGCCGATAATACTTATCAACAACAATTTCAAAACGCCGTTACTAATCAAACAAATGCTTATAATAGATTGAAGGGATTAGTAGATACTGGTGAAAATGCTTCTGCACAAACTGGTGTATTAGGACAACAAGCTGCTACTCAAATATCAGGAGCACAGATAGGTGCAGGTAATGCACAAGCTGCTGCTGATAATGCAATTGGCGGCGCAGTTGGAAATGTAGGTAATAATATTGCAGGTTATGCGATGTATAAAGGATTATATGGTAATAACAGCAATGCTACTAATCCTTATGCGTTTCGTCCTGCGGGATAAATTAAATGCCTGATATCGATATATCCTCATATCCTCGTCCGCAACAAGGGCAAAATCCTCTTGATATTGCTGGCAAGCTTCAAGGGCTTGAAAGCAATCGTATCGGTATTGACCAACAAAAATTACAATTAGCTAATCAGCATTTTCAAATTGTTAATCAATCGTTAGGTTCTTTATTATATAAACCCGATCTTACTGCTGATGATATTGTAGGCGAAAGTCAAAAATTAGTTAATCTTGGTTTAATGACACCTGATCATTTTTCACAATTTGTTAGTGCTATTCCT